TTTCAATAGTATTAGGGTTAGATGGGTCAATTGTATAATTAATCAAAATATATTGGTTCTCTTCTGTTATATAGTAAGTATTATTAATTATTAGACTATTATTATTACACCTATCGACATTTGTATTTTCTTCTATTATATCAAAAGTGTTTGTATTTTCAACGAGATTTATCATAAATAATTCTTCTTTTAAATATTTATATTTACTTTCATTATCGCAATTTTTTTCAATAATTTTAAAAATTTTTAAAAAATTAATATTTTTATATTTAATATTTATATAATCAATTAATTTTTGTATAAATTCAGAAGCATCTTGGAATGAACCTATAGGTGATTTATCATGCGATTTATCTATTTGGAATTCAATTATTTCTGTTAATTCTTTTCCATTAGTTGTATTAATATCTGTTAATAATTCTTTTTTATCTTGATTCATATGTGTTAACCACTCTTTAAGATTAATTATTCCTTTATCATTTAATACAATCTTTGTTAAAGAATTCAAAAAATTCATTTGATGTAATAATTGTAATGACGAGTTTAACCAACATATAGCAAGAACATTTTTTAAAGGACATGATTCTTTTGTAGTACAAGATGAACAATTGGGGGTTATTGGAGTAATTGTATTTTCCTTTTCTGGTTTATTTTCTGGTTCCTCTTTTATAAGTGATTTTTCTTCAATCTTAATTGCTTCATTACTTTTCTGTCCTATATCTATTATAAAACCTTCCAATAAACTATCTATTTTATCTCCATTCAATATACTTTTACGTATATCTCGTATTAGTTTTAATATTTGTTCATCCGATTTATCTTTAATAATTTCATTATATTCAACATTAAAATCAGAATTAAATCGATGACTCAATTGTGAGTAAGTCGTTAAATCCGAATGGTTCAATCTACCATGTTCTGGTTTTTTGTCATATAGAATGATTCCATATTGATCTTTTATTCTTACTAGGCTTGGATCTAAATCCACTTTTTTTAGATTATATGTAGCTCCGTCATATAAATCGGGTTTTACAGTACCTATATCAGAACTTTCAGAACTTGTAATTTTTAAATAATAATATATCAAATCGTTTACGTATGCACAGAATGTATTACTTTCTGGGTCTCCTTTTTTATTTTCTTTATAAAATTTATCATTATATTGTAGAGATCCATTATTAATATGTCGATAAATATCTGCATCTTTTATTGTATCAGATAAAAAAAATTTATACATAAATAAAGACTGTACATTTTGTATTTTAAAATTATCATTATAATATGATAATTCTGTTTTTAATATTATATTTAAAATATTTACTATATTCGAATATGTTTCAGTTATATGATGTAATCTATTTTTATTTTTATCATCAAAATAATCAAAATTAATTTTAATTAATGAATCGAACGCCGATTTATATTTTCGATCATTTTCATTCGCTGAATTTATCTTTATAATACGTCCAAAATCAATGATATATGTAAATGGTTTAAATTCTATTGTTGTTGTATTATATTTATAAGTATTAGTACCTCCATCACAACATGGAAAAATATTATAACTTTTTTTTATTATAGAACCATTATTAACTATATTTTTAAAAGCCATAATGTTATTTTGATGTAAATCCATATGCAATATCATATACCTTTCGTTTTCTTTATCTGTTTGTTTTTTCAATATCCCCAACATCAATAATATTTTAAAAAATATATTTGCATATAATTTCACTTTCCTTTGGTCATTATATTTCTCATTTGTTTTCGGAATAATATGTTGACTAATAGGTTCATATCCATTCCCATATTCCATTGCGATGAGTCCTATAGGACATTTACAATCCCATGAATCTATCATCGCCTGTAACACTTGATACGTCAATGAATCATTCGCTTTACTCCTAAGTAAATGTAAGAAATACATAGTATCATCTTCTATATGACAAGAGGCGAGTAGTCCAAATGTGACCGGGTCATCTAAATATGTAGTTTCGAATAATTTCTGTTGTATTTTTGCCTCGTTTTTGAAATCTTTTATATAATCTTTCTGTTTTGTAATTTTATTTACGAGGGGATCGTCAAACGTATCTAACTTTGATATATTCCCTATATGACTTAATTTTTCTGATAGATCTATTAGACTTAGACTTCCGTTCTCATTATTTTGTAAGAATGTGAGTTTTAATAGGAATTTACTAATAGGTTTATTTGTATTCGTTTTATCAATACATTCTGAATCGCTAATATCAATACATCTTCTAGACGCCGTGAAAAATTCTAGATCTTTATTTAATAATCCATTTACACTTTTTTTTGCAAAACTAATTACAGTTGGTTTGATATTATTTGCTTCCTCTTTTGCTTCCTCTTTTGCTACTTCTACAATAAAAATAAATCCTTTCAATGATTTATATGACATACATTTTACTTCTATTGCATTTAATAGCATTGTCATAACACCATTAATATAAGTATTTTTTGATTCTTCTTTTTTTGTCGGTTTCTTCTCTTCTGATTTTTCACTAGAATCATTTTTTGGTTCTGCAATCTCGAATGTATATGGATATCCAGTTGACTTTTGTGTTTCTTTGATTTTATTAGTAACTTTATCTAATTTAAATCCATCCTTTTTATTCTCATCAATCATCAAATATGCCCCACCTTCTTGTTTTGGTTCCATGTAATATAAAATAATACATTATTATTTTATATATGACTTATATTCTGGTCATATAGAATGATTTATATATGACCAACCGTATTCGGAAGTTCATCCGAATTTCACCGGGTATTCGGAAGTTCATCCGAATTTCACCGGGTATTCGGAAGTTCATCCGAATTTCACCGGGTATTCGGAAGTTCATCCGAATTTCACCGGGTATTCGGAAGTTCATCCGAATTTCACTATAATCTTCACATCCTCCTTCTTAATACATTTCGTAGCAGAAATCGATAATTCCTCGCGTTTTTTTCGCGTCTTCCCATCCGTATCCAATTCAGTCGCCGATTTCTTCCTCTTCGACGTACTATTTCTCGAATTCATATCCGCCTCTACTGCATCGAAATTATCCTTTATTTGTATATATTCGATTATTTGGTTCTCAATCGCCCATTTGAAGAAATTGAGTTGTCCTATAGTAGTCTCCATGAAATTATCATCGTCATATGGGATTTTGATACGATCCCATCTACAAAAGGGGTCGAAATTTTTCTTCGAATACGCCTTCAACTGGAGTTTATAATCATTATATACCTTGAATCTCTCCTGTGAATCGCCTAAATGATAAACAGTATAGAATTTTTTCGCGAAATTTGTCACAAACCAATCCACGATCCTAAGGGAGATTTTGGACTCGCCGTTGATAATCCCCATCATCTTATTGAGGTTCTCGCGATTCTCGTAGAATTTCGTCAGGTTTCTTAGGAGTAATTGGTTTTTCGTTGTACATACTGTTGTTGTCATATAGAAATGATTATTCCAACTTTTTATATGACTTTTTTTTAGGAATTACCTTTTGGTATATGAGTTTTACGAAATCATCTATTTGATTTTATCACTTTTACGAAATCATATATTATCACAAGGTTTTCCCATAATTACGCAATATATTCCCGCAAATACAGTTAAAATATGTAAGAAAATCATATGTATAATGACCGACTGATATGTCATATAGGTTATACATTCTTTGGTTTTACAATAATCCATTCCGATGAAAAATACGAATTCATTTACGACAAATACCGCTATACTAGTTCCAATAGAATAATACCATATATATCGGATATTAGGTAATAAATATGTCGCAACATATGTACACCATAATATACATATAACTACACAAAACTGGTCTAAACTGCGATAGAATCCACATTTTTCTATATGACTCCAATGTAGGATACTGGTTACATATACGACAAATTGTGTGAACCCTAAGATTTTTTGATTATATGCGAGAGATACAAGTGCAGCGATGAAAATAAGGGGAATAGAATAATTAATGGCTAAGTCGGATATTTCGTAGGGGATATATGGTTCTCTATCCATCTAAAGGGTCATATAGAAATATTTTTATATCACTTTGTATCTCTTTTTTACAAGATTTCAAATAGAATCCTTTTTATTGCGAATTCTGATAAAATTGATTTTATTTTCCCGAAATATATAAATCCCATACCCCATGTCCGCCGGTCTTACAGAAGAATATGTCCCAAAACTAAATAAATGTATATCAAAATCAAGATCGATGAAACAATGCCCCCAGTATACGAAAGAGGCCAATTGCCTATGTAAAATCCACCAATATCAGGCGGAATATACCCCCGAAATGATGGCGAATCTGACACCCTGTAGCACTTGCCATAAAACATTCTATCTACCCACATGTAAAGTATGCGACGGTTGTAAAGAAAGGGTAATAGAAACCAGACAAAAGAAAAGAGAGACAATAATCCTATGTGACAAAGAAGGCTGTAAATTCAAACGATCGGCAGAGAACAAATATTGCAATAAACATCAGGCCCAGATTTTCCTCGACGATACCGCCGCGGCTGGTCTTAGACCATGTTACGACCATATCCGCGGTTGTCGTTCTCAATTACCCCCCGAATATAGGTTCTCCAAATGCCAACCCTGTCTAGAAAAAGATAGGGTGAATGATAACCAAAAGCGTAATGGCGCGATCCAAGAATCCAATGTATTCGAAGGGTCCAATAAAATGGAGAAAAAATGCACCGTATGTTGCCGCGAATATGAAGTAAATTCCTTTATAGGACAGAACGGGGTAATAACCAAAACGTGCATTAACTGTCGAGAGTCAAATAAAAGACAAGATGAAAGACGGGATAAAGAACGTAGGGCCGAGTTAGCCAGGGTCCGAGAACAAACCGCCAATATTAAATATATGCGATTTTTGAAAGACGTGAGACAACGGGAAATTGAATGCGAATTGACACAAGAACAGTATTCCGAATTATTGAAAAAATCCTGTTATTATTGCGGAGTAGAATCTGTTTCTAATCAAGAGGGCGTAGATGAAGAACTATATAAAAATGGGATAGATAGGAAAGATAGTAGACAAGGATATCTATATGACAATTGCGTAGGATGTTGTAAAATGTGTAATTATATAAAACATTCATTACATATAAATATATTTTTGAAGCGCATAGAACATATTCTTACACATAACCATCATATAAAAAAGAATTTATATCCAGAATTATTCGGGGATACCAAAAATTGTGATTATGGGTTATATAAAAATGGTGCAATATATCGTAAATTAGAATTTACACTAACTAGGGATGAGTTTTATAACGAAATAATCAAAGATTGTTATATTTGTGGTAAAAAGACGATTACGGGTAAACATAAAAACGGATTAGACCGGTTCGATAATTCAAAAGGATATCTATATGACAATGTTAGGGCGTGTTGTGGAGAATGCAATCGAATGAAATATGTATATTCATATGAAGATTTTATGAATAAATTAAAACAAATATATTCTTATAAAATAGAATTCGATAATAGAGATTCAATTGAACAACAAATAGGAAGAGAAGAAAAAGAAGAACAAGTGGAAAAAGAAGAACAAGTGGAAAAAGAAATAGAAAAAACGGAATTGGTAGCAGAATTAAATTGTTCTATTGTGAAACGAGAACATTCGGCCAAAGAAATTAGAGATAAAAATAATTTACGAAAACAAAAACAAATAGCCGCTCTAAAAGAAAAATACGGCGAAGCTGCATACAAGGAAATGAAAGCGAAACAAATGGCAGATTATCGTAATAAGAAGAAAGAAAGAACAGTTGTAGTTCACAATGTGTAGTTCACAAAATTTTGTAGTTCACAGATTTAAGAAAAGGCTATTTATATTTTATATGATTAAAATATAAATTTTTTATATTATTCACATGTATATACAGGTGAATTTTTTGTTTTGTATATTTATTTTTTATTTGATTTCTGTAGTTCACACTTTTCCTAGCACTAATTAGAGTACGCTATACCAGCCATTCCTGACATTACACGTAGCACATTGTAGTTCACAGCATAAACACGGACCTTAGCAGTGGCAACACCAGAGACGGTAGGCGAGGAAAGAACCAACTGCAAGACAGCGTTATCGATTCTGGAGAAGTTACACGATCCAGATGGTTGGTGTTCCTCAGGTCGGAGGGCGAAGGAGTAGACGTTGATACCAGTATCAGGGGCACGGGTATGGTGTTGGTAAGGCTGGACGACGTCGAAGTAAGATCCTTCACGCTCAGAGAAGCGGTCCTGGCCGTTAAGCTGGAGTTTAGCAGTAACGACCGGGTTCTCACCCCAACAGTGCATGTCGATGGCAGTCTCGGCAAGAACGAAGGTTCCGGCATCAGAGACAGAGGATCCCTCGGCAATACCACCGGCATTCTGGTTGACAAAAGGACCATACTGGGAGGTCTTGTTCCACTGGGCTTGAGTAGTATTACCAGCGGCAAAGTTGACCTCATCAACAGCACCAGGCATCTGGAAAAGACCAGATGAGTTGATGAATGCAGTAGTACCAGATGTCTCAAGAGGTCCTCCGAATGCAGCAATGGAATTAGGAAGAGCATCGATGGAGTCAGTGTAGTTGAAAGGCTGGGCACCAAGGGTCTTGAAGAGGATCTGGGTAGGATCCAAAGAAGCACAGTAGTCAACGTTAGCATCAGGCTGGACAACCCAGATGAGTTCCTTGCAAGGGTGGTTGAAGTTCAACTTGATCTTATTGGAAGAAGACCCAACAGATTCATCACCAGTGAACTGGAGTTGTTCGATCAAATACTCATGAGGGTTCTGGGCCATCTTTCTACGTTCATCAGTATCGAGGAAGATGTAGTCAACGTAGAGAGAAGCGGCAACAAGAGACTGCTGGTAAGCAGTGGTGACGGCCCAAGATCCAGAGGAAACACCGGCATTACCAGTCTGGAGGGACTTAACAGCCCAGAGACACTCACCGATAGGGCGGATATCAAGATTGATTTTAACTTCGTGGTACTGCAATGCGATGAGGGGCAATGCAAGTCCAGGGTTGCGGCAAAACCAGAAGAGAAGAGGAATGTAAAGGGTGGTCTCAGGAAGGGCGTTACGAGGGGCACAAACCTGGGAAGGAGCACCAGTGGCAGCGCAAGGTCCAGAGATATTAGCAAAGTTAGGATCAGTAAGGTATGTAAGCTGAGTGGTATGTCCAATGAGTTTGAAGTATCCACGTTGTTGTTCCGCAGACATAGTAACCTGGTTCCAGATATGCATCCAGTCACCATACTGACGATCGATTCTCTGACCTCCGATTTCAACCTCAACTTGGGCAACCAACTGTTCTCCAATGTAGTCCAACCAACGGGCATAAACACCGTCATTAGGGTTAGCAGTAGTGGAAGCAGCAGTGGCAACCATGCTTGGGTTGATCTCAGGAAGAGTGACCTGCAAGTAGGTACGGTAAGCCAAATCACCGTTACGGGAGATGGTGCAGGTAACACGACGACCGAAATCAGCCTGACCAGAGAAGGTCTGTTCTATGGATTCCATAGCGAAGTTGGTATGTCTACGGTAGGAGACTTTCCAGAAAGTAATCTCAGGGGTTCCAGTAAGGAAGACGTCTTGTGCGCCATAGGCGACGAGTTGCAAAAGACCACCAGCCATTTTTTATATAGTAGTAAAAGATAAAAATTCAGAGAAAAATGATTTAAATAGAAAATAGCCTAAATCTTTTACCACTTCATATCTATAATTATCATTCAAATACAATAAATAATATTAATAGACTTATTAAACCTGTCATATAGGTAAATTACTATTGGATTCTACAAATTTTTCCAAATAATCCTCTTGGAAAACTTCTTTTTTATTCTCGTGTTTTTTCGTAAAAATATACGATTTCTGTATTTTTTTCACAGACCAACCCTGTTCGATTGCATTAGTAATGAATATTATTTTTTGAAATGTTTTTTGTGACATTTCCACATGATTTTGAAATGTTTTTTGTGACATTTCTGCATTTTTCATCTCAGACGTATTTCTTATTAGACAATTTATACATTTTAAATGTTCATTTTCACGGAATTAAACCCTTGAAGATAAGTATTTGATATTGGTTATATTTATACATATCTTGTTTTTACTTTCCAAAACTATTCCATAATAATTCATAATAAGGTGAATTATAAATTACATCTTTATAATTTAACTAATTTTGCCTTATGATTTCACTTGAAATATTTTTTAATGTATATTCATTATATAATAATAAAAAAATATATTTATGTTATTTTTATATATAAAATTAAGACGGCGTTTTCACAAGTTATGAAATGTACAAAGGTGTAAAATCCTTTTTTGGAAAATAATAAATAAAAAAAGTATTGGCAGTAAAATACAATATTAATATATTATATAATTAATTAATGAGTAGTTTTTCTAGAAAAAGAAAACTTAATGAAGATGAAGATGAAGATAAATTATTTGATAGAAATGTAATTGTTGTTTGCACAACTCATGGTGAAATTTTGAATGAAGAATTTACAATTCCAAAAAATATAAATTCAGTTTATAAATATAATTTAGCAGCACCAGATACATGCGCATACGTTTCAGGTGAAAGTTATAAAGATACTACAAGTTCATTTTTTTTTAAATATAAACCTGAAATTGTTTCATCAAAATTACGTACTAATAGTCATTTAAGTAAATTAAAAAGAATAATAAAGACCGCAATTAGTACAAGATATCATGACATACATTCTACAGAAAAAAGAATAAATTTGATTAATTTTTTTGATCAAGTGGTTAATTCATTTCAAGAAAGGTATCATCTTCCTCCTAATATTAGGTCAAATGACCCAGATTTTGAACAAACATTAATATCACAAGAAAGAAATGAAGCACATAGTTTTTTTCATTTTAGAGATGGAAGGAGAAAAATGATAAATAAAAAATATATTATTAGTGATCCACAACGTGAAAACAGTTTTGATCTTAATTGGACAATAACTGCTCTAAATAAAAATAATGTTAATATTGATTTGTTACGTAAAACATTAGAATATAAGAGGCGTCGTATATTACATCATGGAGAAATGTTTGTACGAACAAGTGAGATTTTAGAGTATTTAGAATCACAAGGTGTTGAAAATGTAATTATGTTTGATTTAACATGTGCTATTATCCCTGATAATGCTCCATTATTATTAATAAAAAAAGCAAATGATATTGGTTATGGAGGCAATAAAAATAAAAAAACAAATAAGAGTAAAAATAAGAAAACAAATAAGAAAACAAATAAAAATAAGAAAAACAAATAAAAAACAAAAAAAAAACAAAAAACAAAAAAAAAAAAAAAAACAAAAAA